ATGAATAAATCAGAAATGCAAAGATTAATAAAAATTGAAGATAGAATTTATGAAATAGCAAAAGAAGATGGTCTTGATTTTTGTGATATTGAATTTGATATTATTCCTGACCAAAAAATGCTGGAGATAATGAGTTATAGAATACCAGGAAATGTTAGTAACTGGAAGTATGGGCGTGATTATGAAAGACTAAGAACTTTTCAAGAGAAAGTAAGATATTCACTTCCATATGAAGTAGTTATTAACTCAAATCCATCAAGGGCTTATTTGATGAAAGATAATACTTTTGCTCTTCAAGCTTTAGTAATAGCACATGTTGTTGGACACGTTGCCTTCTTTACTATGAATAAACATTTTCAACGAACTAAAAGAGAAATTATTAATTATCTATCACAAGCATCAAAAAGATTTAATAAGTATGAAAGACTATATGGTATTGATGAAGTTGAAAAAATAATTGATGCTGGTCACGCTATTCAATTTCATTGTAATCCTTATGATATAGAAACAGAAGATGAAAAAAGAGAAAGAATATTTGAGCAAATGAAAGTGAAAAAACATGTTAAATCATCTGCTGAGTTTGCTGATTTAACATCAGTTAATGATTATGATAGCAATAAAGAAGAAGATATTGCACTTCAGAATCAAAAAATTTGGAGAAAATTAAAACTTAAAACTCCAGTTGAACCAACAGAAGATTTGTTAAGATATATTATTGATAAGTCAATATGTCTTGATGATTGGCAAAAAGATATATTAGAAGTTCTTAGACAAGAAGGAGAATATTTTTGGCCTAACATGAGAACACCATATATGAATGAAGGCTTTGCCACACTCACACATGAAAGAATTATGAAGAAATTATTTAAAGAAGACCTTTTAACCATGTCAGAACACGCACAATATAATTATGCTAATTCTCTTGTTAAAGCAATGAATCCAAAATCCATGAATCCATATTTGGTTGGTTCTAAAATATGGGAAGATGTTATTGATAGATGGGATAAAGGCAGACATGGATTGGAATATGAAAATTGTGACAACCAAAAAGATAAAGACGAGTGGGATGATAAATCAATGAAGGGTCGAGAAAAAATGTTTGAAATAACAAGAAGCCATACTGATTGGTTTTTCATGCAAAACTTCTTAACACCTGAATTAATAGACGACCTTCAACTTTATGTATATGTTAAACAAGAAACTCCATATACTGAAGATTGGGTTATAACAAAACAAGAATCTAAAAAAATTGCTAAAATGATAATAATGAGTTTCGCTCATAGCAATATACCAAGTATAGAAATCGTTAATGGTAATTTCAAAGACAAAGGATTTTTATTCTTAAAGCATAACTGGTCTGGTGTTGGACTTGACCAAAAATATTGTACTGAAACACTAAAGCATATATATAATATATGGGGTAGTTCAATATTTATTAAAACAAAAGTAAATAATAAAGATATAGTATATGAATTAAAAAAGAAGGAGAAGAAATAAGAAAGTAGGTTGCCATAACTGAAAATAACTTATAGTCAATAAAAAATAAAAAACCCTGTTGTTTTACATAAATAATAAACAACAGGGTTTTTTTATGCCCTGTGAAAATAATCTTAAAATATAATGAGGTATTAAATTGGCTATAAGATATGACGACAAATATGTAAAAAGACCACAAACAGAACTTGAGTATACACCAGATCAAATATTAGAACTTGAAAAGTGTTCTAAAAGTATAAATTACTTTCAAAAATATATTAAAATAATTCATCCAGATAAAGGTGAAATACCTTTTAAACCATATGATTATCAAACAGAATTAATCAATAAATTTAAAAAATATCGGTATAATGTAGTACTTGCGTCCAGACAATCAGGGAAAACAACTGTTGTATCTGTATACGTATTATGGTATTCTATCTTTCACCCAGATAAAACAATTGGTATTGTATCTAATAAAGAATCTAGCGCTAAAATGATTCTTTCAAGATTGAAAAAAATGTACGAGTGTTTACCAGTTTGGTTAAAACCAGGTGTTACAGAATACAGTAAAACTTTCTTAACATTTGATAATGGAACTAGAATTGTTATTTCAGCTACTTCAGCAGACGCTTTTCGTGGTGAAACAGTTAATGTATTAGTAGCAGACGAATTTGCATTTGTACCAGGTCACCAAGCTGAAGAATTTTGGGCATCCAACTATCCAACAATTTCTGCATCAAAAGAAGCAAAAATTATTATCATCAGCACACCTTGTGGTCTTTTCAATATATTCCATAGAATATACTCTCAATCAAAAAGTAAAATGAATACATTTGTTAATACTAAAATATCTTGGCAACAAGTACCTGGTAGAGATAAAGAATGGGCTGATGAGCAAATTAAAAACTTAGGTCAACAAAAATTTGATCAAGAATTTGCTGTAAAATTTATTGGTTCAACAAACACAGTTATTAATTCTGAAACAATAAAAGTATTAATGACGTCTTGGAAAGAACCAGAATTTAGAGATTTAAAAGATAGATTACAAATATGGGAAAAACCAGAAGAAGGATCCTCATATATTGTAAGTGCTGACCCCGCAAAAGGAACTGGTCAAAACTGGTCAACAATACAAATTTTAAAATTAGAAAGTGTTAATCCTGTTAAAATAGAACAGGTTGCAGTGTTTAGAGATAATCTTACAGATGTTTATGAATTTACAGATATACTAAGTAAAATGTCATACTATTATAATAATGCACATATAATGTGTGAAAATAATGGTGAAGGTTCTGCTGTAGTCCAAAGATTATGGTGGGATTTAGAAAACCCAAATCTTGTAAATTCAGGTGCCAAAACAGCTAGCTTAGGAGTAAGAGCAAGTACAAAAACAAAACCTAAAGCTGTTTTACTTATGAAAAAACTAATAGAAGATGGTAGTGTTAAAATTGTTGATAGAGAAACAATTGAGGAACTTGGTTCTTATATTGAAGAAGGTACCAAATTTTTTGGAAAAGATAAAGCTGATGACTTAGTGTCCGCTTTATACTGGGGACTTTATATATTAGAAATGAATATATTGGATGAAGGCTATGGATTCATTAATAAGAAAAACGACGATGACACTTGGGGAATACTATCTGATGTTGAAGATACAGTAGAAGACTGGAGTTGGTTAACAAATAGTGGTGTTTTTGAATAAATAAATAAATATAAATATGAGTAAATTATAGGAAGGAAAATATGACAAAATCAGATTTAGCTGAAAAAATAAAAAGACGTTTAGGTGCACCAATGATTAAAGTGGAGTTGGATCCTACAAACTTATATGATGCTATTGATACAGCACGTAATAAATTTATTAAGTGGGCTGTTGGACAAGCAACACAAGAAACATTTATTACTATACTATTATCTGCTGGTCAATATGTATATGACTTACCAATAGGTGTAACAGAAGTAGTAAGCTATGAAGATAGACAAGGAACATATGGTGATATAAATACTTTATTCACTATTGATAATTTTTTATACAATCAAGGCGCATTTGATATGCTATTAAATACTACTGGTGATAATTATTCTATGATTTCATACCATATTGCTAGAGATTTTTTAGAAACTGTACAACGATATACTCCTTCTGTATATAATTATAAATATCATAGATACACAAATCAAATTGAAGTACATCCTGCTCCACCTTCAGGTTCATCTTTATATGTTATAAACGATGACGGTACTACAGTAACAGTTGATTCTCCAGGTTGGATATTACTTAGAACATTTATGATTGAAGGTAGCTCATTAGAAAATTGGGAAACAGGTGATACTGATAATAATTTCTATGAGTCCGATTGGATATTTGACTATGCTCTTGCTGAAAGTAAAATTATGCTTGGTAGAATTAGAAGTAAATTTGCGCAGTTTGCTTCTATTGGAAACACAGGTATATCATTAGATGGAGATGCGCTACTACAAGAAGGAATAACAGAAAAACAAGAATTGAAAGAAACACTAATGCTTGAAGAAGGATTTGAGGGATACGGAATAACAATAGGATAAGGAGTAATAATGGAAGATAATAAAATTTTAGAAGCATATGAAAAAATGATTAAAGATAACAATCAAAAGCTTGATGAACATAATAAAAAAATTAATGAAGGTAAAATTAAAAATTTTATAGGAAAAATAAAAGTTGATTTTCTTGCTAATCTTTGGGTAACTGGGGTATTTAAAATGGCTGATATAATGGCTAAAGATTGGAAAGATTTTGAAGACAAAGAAAATACTATAAATATGATGAAAGAAAAATTAGAAAAAGCTGGTATAAAAGACCCACTTTTAGGTAAAATAATGAAAAGAGTAGAACTAAAATGGAAATAATATTATGAGATTTAAAAAATACATTAATGAGGCACCTATACAAACTAAAGGGTGGGATGATAATTCTATTGAAAAATTTGAAAAAACAATTGGTGTAAAAGCGGATGCTAAAGGATTTTTTGATGCTTGTGTTTTACGTATGAAAGACAAAGAAGGATTTGATAAAGAAAAAGCTGAAGGTTTTTGTGCATCTATTAAAGATAAAAAATATGATAGTACACATTGGCGTGGAAAAGATAAACCAAAAGCACAAGCAAAAAAAGATACTAAAGAACATCCATATAAAAAAGGAGATTAAATATGTCAATAATGAGCGCTTATGAAAAATTACAAAAAGAAGGAAAACTTAATAAACCTATTCGTATTCAACAACCAACACCTGATAACCCACATGGTGGTATGTCTGGTGATGGAGATTATAATGTTCAAAGTATTATGAATGAAAAAGTTAAAAAACAAAACAAAACACAACCAGATTTAAATGAATTAAATGCTCTTAAAGATAGGGTAAAGTTTTTAGAAGATTCATTAAAAATTATTATGGACCAACATATGAAGTTAATGAGAAAATAATATGATAGGGATGTTTAAGGATATGTTTTAACAGGTTTTGGATCAAATGATGTTGATGAATATGACCCTGCTACTGACACATGGGATAATAAAAATGTTACTCTTAGTCATAATGAAGGGTCTGGAGCGACTACATTAGATAGTAAAGCATATGTTTACTGTGGTCAGTCTTCTGTTAATGGATGTAATGAATATGATCCAGTAACAAATGTTGTTACAGTTAA